ATTCCGATGAGCGAATGGACGACGGCGGAGCAGATCTATACGGCTTTCGAGATACTGGAGAAACAAAGTGAGCGACAACGTTGAGATTGCCTATGACAAGGCAGATCTTCGTCGCATTACATCAGCATTCAAGGCGATGGACGCAGAAGCTACTGATGCAGCTAAAAGAGAATCGTCAGCTCTGGCAGAATTCGCTCAAGGCAAAATCCAGCAGAAAGCCGTCACCAGAGGCAAGGCCGCCGACAGAATTGCCAGTGGCTCCCGCGTATCTAAATCTTCCAAGATTGGTGAGCTCTCTTTCGGCTTCGTAAGTCAAAAGTTTTCCGGCGGTGGAACGACAAAGGATCTCTGGGGCGGTACAGAATTCGGATCTAACAAGTTTAAGCAATTCCCAGTCTGGTCAGGTCAATCTACAAAAGGAGCTGGTTCAAAAGGTTGGTTTATTTATCCGACACTTCGCGAAATACAGCCAGACATCATTGACAAGTGGGAAAATGCTTTCGACCGAATCTTGAAGGAGTGGTAAATGGCCGGACAATCGCGCACACTCAAGCTCTCGATTCTTGCTGATGTAGATCAACTCAAGAAATCACTGGCTCAAGCTAACGGAGACGTGGACAACTCATCGTCAAAGATGGGCGAGTTTAGTAAAAAGGCAGGACTAGCATTCGCAGCCGCCGGAGCTGCTGCTGGAGCCTATGCCATTAAGCTTGCAGTCGATGGCGTTAAAGCTGCGATTGAAGATGAAGCTGCACAGATTCGTCTTGCTACTGCGTTAAAGAATGCCACTGGCGCAACGAATGAAATGATTGCATCGGTCGAGAAGCAGATTCTAAAGACATCTTTAGCCACAGGCGTCGCAGACGATAAACTGCGTCCAGCGTTGCAGAGATTATCGCTTTCGACTAACGACGTAACAAAGGCTCAGGATCTTCTCAATCTTGCACTAGACATTTCTCAAGCTACTGGCAAGGGCTTGGATTCAGTAGCTAATGCACTTGGTAAAGCCTACGACGGCAACACGGCAGCTCTAGGCAAGCTAGGCATCGGATTATCTGCCGCAGAGCTTAAAGCGATGTCATTCGAAGAGACGCAGACCAGGCTTTCAGATCTATTCGGTGGCGCAGCAGCAGCTAACGCAGAGACATTCGCCGGACGCCTTGAGATTCTCAAAGTGACCTTTGATGAAGCCAAAGAATCAGTCGGTGCAAAGCTTCTGCCAATCATTCAGCAACTTGTTGAGTTCGTGGTCAATCAAGTCGTTCCGGCACTTGGAAAGTTTGCTGATTTCTTTAAGCCAATCACTGACGCAATAAATAACAACAAAGAAACCTTCTCAGAGTTTATCGGCTTTATTCAAAAGTATGTCGTGCCGGTTCTGGTTACAGTCTTAGGCGGAGCTTTCAAGGTAGTCGGCGAGATTGCTGGCGGCGTTATCAATGTGATCGGTGCGGTCATCAAAGGATTGAACGGATTGATTGCCGGAGCCGTAGCTGGAATTAATGCTCTTATTCGTGTCTATAACTCAATTCCATTCTTGCCTAACGTTTCACAGATTTCAGCTCCACAAGTTAGCGTTCCCACAGTCACAATTCCAAAGACGACTACTGCAACACCTAGCATTCCTACAATCTCGGTTCCTAGTGTGTCCGCTTCGACTGGAACAGGATCTACAACTACTTCTGGCGGTGGCCTCTCATCAGCCGCATCAGGGGCGGTTCGCGTAGGTGGAGGCTTTACCGACTCACAGAATGCAGCTCGTTTAGCTGCTATGGGCGGAGGAGGATTTACGGATTCTCAGAACGCTGCGCGAATCAATCTCACAGTCAATGGCGCAATCGATGCCGAAGGCACGGCTCGCACAATCGTGAACGTGCTCAATGATTCCTTCTATCGTGGCACTGGCGGAGCCGGCGCACTTCAGGCCGTCTAATGACACAGTGGGCTCCAGAGTGGAAAGTCTTAATTGCAGGCATTGAATACACCGATCTCGTTCTAGCCAATCTTTCAATTACATCAGGGCGCACTAATATCTACACGCAGGCGCAAGCCGGCTATTGCACTCTCAATCTTATCAATCTCAATCTTGGCGCTATCACGGCTGAAATCAATGACGCAGTTTCAATTCAAGTCAAAGACACGGCCGGCGCGTATGTGCCAATCTTTGGCGGAAGCATTGTGGACGTCGCCGTGACAGTGTCACAGACTGGCTCAGTGGCAATTACTCAGGAAGTCACTATCACCGCTCTAGGAGCCCTCTCAAGGCTCCAGAAGGCCTTAACTCTAGGCGTGCTCTCAGTCGATTTTGATGGCGACCAGATTTACACAATCCTCTCGGATCTCTTAGTCAATAACTGGTCAGAGGTTCCAGCAGCTCTTACGTGGGCTACTTACACTCCAGCGACTCAGACTTGGGCTGATGCAGAAAATACAGGGCTGGGAGAGATAGATCGTCCAGGCAATTACGAGCTGGCCAATCGTGGATCTAGTCAGACAATCGTCTGGAGTCTTGTTGCTGACCTTGCTACTTCCGGACTGGGCTACCTTTACGAGAATGCTCAAGGTCAGATTTCTTATGGCGATTCGACGCATCGTTCGACTTACTTAGCCACTAACGGTTACACGGATCTAGATGCCAATCAAGCTTTAGGTCGTGGAATTAAGATTCAAACTAAGGCCGGAGATATTCGCAACGATGTCTCCATAGTCTGGAAGTCTGGAACAGAGACGGCTACTGATGCAGCTTCAATCGCACTCTATGGAAAACTAGCGCAACAGATTACAACCTCGCTCAATCACGCAGCCGACGCATCAGATCAAGCCGACTTCTATCTGACACTACGAGCCCAGCCACAGGCATTCCTTGAATCTATTACTTTCGCATTGACCAATCCAGAAGTCGATGATGCAGATCGTGACGCTCTTATCAATGTGTTTATGGGTCAGCCGATTTCGCTCTCAAACTTGCCGGCCAATATGCAATCCGGAAACTTCTTGGGCTTCGTTGAGGGCTGGCGATTCCAAGCTTCTTTCAACGAGCTCTCAGTGACTCTTCTTGTCTCGCCACTGGCATTCTCACTCCAGGCGATGGAATGGCAAGATGTAAGTGTCGCAGAAACATTCAACACGCTTAGCCCTACACTTGACTACGCAGACGCGTTAGTCGTCAATTAAGGAGAAACGATGGCAAATCCAACTACGAACTTCGGCTGGGTCATGCCGACAAGCTCTTCGCTTGTTACGAATCTCCCAGCAGATTTCAACACTTTCGGCCAAGCCGTGGACACATCGATGTCAGAGCTGCTTGGTGGCACAACTGGTCAAGTCTTATCTAAGACAAGCGCAACAAATATGGACTTTACTTGGGTCACTCCTACGGATCAAACACCACTGACAACTAAGGGCGATCTATTTACTTTCAGCACAGTGGACGCAAGGTTAGGTGTTGGCACTAATGGTCAAGTATTGCAAGCTGATTCGACTGCTGCGACCGGATTAGCCTGGGCTACGCCAGCAAGCGGTGGCGGTATGACATTACTTAGCACTACAACACTTTCGAGCACTAGCACAACAATCTCAAGCATCAGCCAAAGTTACAAAAGGCTTGTGATTTATTTCCGTGATGTAAGTCAAAATACAACTGGCGGATATTTACAGGTTCGTCCAAATAACACTACCAACACCAGTTACAACACTTTTAAAAATGGTAATGCCACGGCTTGGACGAATCCATCTCCATATTACGGCGACATCTATGTCACAGGTGACACGACTCCAAACTCAGGTTATCTGCAAGTCGCAACTTTGACCATTGACAATTATGCAAATACAACGGCCTCAAAGCCATTCTATGGATACGGCACATCTTTCTCTGGCGGAACTCAAGGTTCTTCTTTTACGACTGGAACAGTGGACATCACAGCAGCAGTTTCATCTTTAGTTATTAAGTTCTCAAACGGCGGAACAATTTCAGGAACCGTCCTAATTTACGGAGTGTCATAATGAAAAATCCTATGATCCGAATCCACAACACCGAGACAAATGAAGTCATTGATCGTGAAATGAATGCTGAGGAATATGCAGTCTTTCTTAATGATCAAGAATTACACCTTGCGGAAAAGGCAAAAGCCGAACAAGCAGCAGCAGACAAAGCAGCACTATTAGCTAAATTAGGCATCACTGCCGACGAAGCAAAATTGCTACTTCAATAATGTTTCCAGAAGGCACTGCTGCACGGATCATCGAAGTCGCACTAGCTGAAGTCGGCACAGTCGAGACTGGCGAGAATCTGACAAAGTACGGCAAATTCACAAAGGCCGATGGATTGCCCTGGTGCGGATCTTTCTGCAACTGGGTCTTTCACACTGCCGGCGTCAAGATTCCATCAATGGTTTCAACGGCTGCCGGAGCTCATAAGATGAAAGAGCTAGGGCGATGGATTGAAGATAAGCCGCAGCTTGGAGATCTATGCTTTATGGATTTTCCACACGATGGCATTGATCGCATCAGTCACATCGGCATTGTGGTCAAGGTAGGCAAGAGCAGTGTGCTCTGCATCGAGGGCAATACGTCCGGCACTGGAGATCAACGCAACGGCGGAATGGTGATGGTTAAGCAACGGTACATCGGCAAGGAAATCGTTGGTTTCGCTAGGCCAAAGCTTGTCGCTTATGCTGGAGAATATCCAGTGGTCGAGCCACTTCCACAGGCAAAGCCAAAGGAGAAGAAAAAATGAACGAATTAAAATCAGCAGGAGCATCTTGGTTGAGGGCTTCAATTTCGGCCGTTGCAGCTCTATATATGTCTGGCATTTCGGATCCAAAAGTCT